CTTGATGCCTTTGCTGACATGTGCCGACTACGTATAACACCAGACACACAGTATGAAACACGACAGGTAGCATTGATGATAGACAAAAAGATGCTAGAGCTTTTCCCAGTATCGTGGTTAGCTTTAGAGGGAGCTGGGTAGTAACACTATAGTATTATTAAACAACCTAAAATGGGTGTTAGTAATACCATGATATTATTTATGTGGAGATCAATGATGACTAAACGAATACCAATGAAAGGTGGTGACGAGTATGATGGACTTACTAAAGCTCGTAAGTTTTTAATATGGAAGAGTGGTCAGTTAAAGAAGATCAAACGTGCATACAACAAACGGTTTCGTAAACATATCAAGGAGATAAAAGATGAATGACTTTATTAAAATAGAAACAATAACAGACCACGAAGATGGGTCAGCTACATTAACACTTGACATGAAGGCGGAAACATACCATAAGATATTTGAGTACGGTTTCGTGAAGCTTGTCATGAAGGGTATGGAATCAGAGGAGCAAGGCAATGACTAAGTATGCAGTGTGGATTCAGTTAGATTATGATGAGGGTATGTATGCCAGTGCAGACAACCCATTCAACTACGAGAGCAAGCCATTGCTATTCATTAACAAGGCTACGGCTGAGGAATATGCTAAGACATGGCGTACTGGAACTGTAGTGGAGTACCCACATGTTCACAGTTGAATATCTATTCGATACTACAGAGGTTGTGACCATTGATGAACGTGACGGTTACGACGATGTAGAAATAACTATTACGGAAGATGATGTATTTTTTAAGCAATACAACCTTGACACAGACACATTTGATATTATATATATGAGCTACCAACAGTTGCTAGACATAGTAGCTTCGGTATCTCGCCCTGAAGGAGCTTATCGTATAAAGTAAGCTATAACAATTGGAATACTTGGCAGACAAGTAGATAGGAACACATATGATACTAACATTAGACGTAGAGAATACGGTTACTAAACGTAACGACAAGATGCACCTTGATCCATTCGAGCCAGAAAATACTCTGGTCATGGTAGGTATGCTAGATGATTGCGGTAACGAAACGATTGTTACCTTCGATCACTCAGAGCAACAGCCTACGACAGATGGGTTTCGTACAGTACAAGATGCGTTAGATAAGACACAGCTATTGATTGCCCACAATGCACCGCATGATTTGCTGTGGCTATGGGAGTCAGGCTTCAAGTATGATGGCAAGGTATTCGACACCATGCTAGGTGAATACATCCTGCAACGTGGTCAGAAGGAACCACTGAGTTTAGATGCTTGTGCTCAACGGTACGAGCTAGACACACAGAAGCAAGACACACTCAAGGAGTACTTCAAGAAAGGTTACTCCACTCGTGACATACCACACGATGAACTGTCCATGTACCTCAGTGCTGACCTTCATGCAACCCAGCAGTTGTATTGTAAGATCAAAGAACAACTAGATGCAGTACCTACACTGTGGTCTACTGCTCATCTTACCTTTGAGTTATGTCTGTGCTTGGCACGTATCTATCAACGTGGCTTTGCTGTCAACCTTGATACACTAGAAGAAGTACGTAAGGAGTTCGAGCAAGAGAAGCAAGAGTTAATCAACAGCTTGCAGGAACAGATACGTGAGTTGATGGGTGATCGTCCTATCAATCTCAACAGCCCAGAGCAACTATCATGGGTTGTCTATAGCCGTAGACCACTAGACAAAAACCTCTGGGCAATAGAGTTTGGTGATCGTATGCCAGACTCAGAGTATAAGTCTACGGTACGTAGTCACTCAGAGATCTTGTACAAACAGAAGGCAGTGCACTGTGTAGAATGCAGTGGCACTGGTCAAGTAAGAAAGACACGTAAGAATGGAACACCTTTCGCAAATACAAATAAATGTCCTCGTTGTTCTGGTGGTGGTTATCTTTTTCATGATGACACAAAAAGAATAGCTGGCCTTCGTTTCGTTGCACCTAATTCCAAGTGGGTTAGTGCTAACGGATTTGGTACAGGCAAGGATAACCTACAGTTCTTGGAATCAATTGCAGTATCAAAAGATATGCATGAGGCAGCACGGTTCCTCAAGGATGTACGTAGGTTGTCTGCTGTTGACACATATCTATCTAGCTTTGTGGATGGTATCGTTACCCACACCAAGCAAGATGGTAAGCTACACGTAAGACTATTGCAGCACCGCACTTCCACTGGTAGGTTGTCTGGTGCTGATCCTAACATGCAGAACATGCCACGAGGTAATACCTTTCCTGTCAAGAAAGTATTCATATCACGTTGGCATGGCGGAAAAGTTATGGAAGCTGACTTTGCTCAGCTAGAGTTTCGTGTTGCTGCATTCCTATCACAGGATGCAACCGCTATTCGTGAGGTCAGTGATGGCTTTGATGTGCACAACTACACAGCTAGTGTCATCACTGCGGCTGGTCAGAAGACATCACGGCAAGATGCCAAAGCCCACACCTTCGCACCTTTGTATGGGGCTAGTGGGTTTGGTAGGACGAAGGCAGAGGCTGCTTACTATCAGCAGTTCACTGAGAAGTATAGTGGCATTGCTGCGTGGCATCAACGGCTGGCTAAGGAAGCGTTGAACACTGGCAAGATCACTATCCCATCTGGTAGAGAGTATTCATTCCCTGATGTCACACGTAGACAGCATGGCGGTGTTACGTTCTTTACACAGATCAAGAACTATCCTGTTCAAGGATTTGCAACTGCGGATATTGTACCTATTGCACTACTGCACATTGATAAACTGCTTGACGGGATGCAGAGTTGTGTGGTAAACACTGTACATGATTCGATTGTAATTGACATACACCCTGACGAACAGGAACAAGTCATTGCAGTAATTAACGACACTAACCTAGTACTAAAGTCTTTGGTAGATGAGCATTGGAATATAGACTTCAATGTACCACTACTATTAGAGTCCAAGATCGGGCCGAATTGGCTTGACACTAAAGATGTAGCATGATATACCTACGGGTTCACAAAACAGGAGAATATACATATGAATGATATCGTAACACTAGACAACAACAACTTCGCAGCTATGGCAAAAGCAATGGGCATTGCATCAGAGGGGGGTTCATCCGAAAAGAAAAGCAATAACCTTGCTCGTCTACGTATTCATCACACACCGTTGATGGGCCAGACAGAGATCAATGGCAAGGTCAAGAACATGGAAGTTGTTGAGGGTGGTATGTACAAGCTGGAGATTCCAGATGGCCCTACCTACTATGCACCTAAAGCAAACCTTCGCCCTTACCTACAACGGTTTATGTACAAGCGTTTCATCAAAGGTGTTGGTGACATGCCTAACAAGTACGTCAAGTCTGTCATGGCTGACAACCTAAACATTGATCTTAAGGACAATGTAGGTACGTTCAACTGTGGTAAACCTGCTGGATACATTGCTGACTTCAAAGCACTGCCTGAGAAGATGCAAGACTTGATCAAGCAGATCAAACGTGTTCGTGTTGTGTTCGGTATTATCGAAATGAAAGATGCAACGGATGAGAATGGTGCACCAGTAGATGTCCCAGCCACACCGTTCATCTGGGAGATTGATAACCGTGATGCATTCAAGACACTTGGTGAGGTGATGACACGTTTTGCTAAACTAAAACGTCTGTTACCGACACACTATGTACAAGTTGCGACAGAAGAACGTAAGCTACCTAACGGTTCGAGCTTCTATCTGCCACTTGCTACACTAGATGTGACCAAGACACTAGACTTGACCAACCAAGATCAGAATATGTTTGCTGACTTCATGGCTTGGGTAAGTAACTACAATGAGTACATCATCAACATGTGGTCAGAGAGTGCTATGAAGGAAGAAGACGAAGATGTAGATGTTGTGCAAGACTTCATCGACATCGACTCAGAGGTAGCATAGTATGAAACACCCTGCTGAACTGGCATTGCACCAGTACCTAGCCGATGCAGTCAATGGCAAGACTACCATGTCTGAGTCTACCATTGAACGTATTAGCAAGGACGTTACTGATGCAGTGCGCCGTCAGTTTGGTAGTGGTAAGGGCAGAAAAGAGTTTGGTTTACGTATGTCTAACATAGGTAAGCCGACTTGCCAACTCTGGTTTGAGAAGAACGAGCCAGAGAAGGCACTGCCTAAGCCTACTACCTTTATGTTTAACATGATGCTTGGGGATATTGTCGAGGCAGTATTCAAAGGAGCACTAACAGAGGCAGGTATAGCATTTGAGGAATGTAAAGAGCCTGTTGCACTCAAGCTTGGTGCAGCTACAGTCAATGGAACATATGATCTTGTTATTAATGGTGCGGTGGATGACGTAAAGTCTGCTTCTCCGTGGTCATACACAAACAAGTTTGACTCCTACGAAACACTACGTAGTGGGGATTCATTCGGTTATGTAGGTCAGCTTGCTGGGTATGCTAAGGCATCTGGTAAGAAGGCGGGTGGCTGGTGGGTTGTCAACAAAGCTAATGGTGACTTCAAATATGTACCAGCAGACACACTTGATATGGACATAGAACTAGCCAAGCTTGAAGCTACAGCAAAGACGGTGCAAGGCAACGAGTTTAAACGGTGCTTTGAACCAGAGGTAGAAACATTCCGAGGTAAGCTAACAGGTAATACTGTGCTAAACAAAGCATGTATATTCTGTGACTTCCGATACACATGTTGGCCTAACATGGTGGAACGTCCGTCTATTCCATCCCAAGCTAAAGACCCTAAGATAACATCGTACATTGAGATAGCAGAGGAGCATAAGTAATGATTGGTGACAGTGAGATTGAAGCAATGGAAGAAATGATCAAAGAGCTTCAAAAGAATCTATCAGCTAAACGTAAGGAAGCAAACGATCTTAAGCACAGTAAGCTACGAGAAGCACTTGCTGCACGTAGTAAGGCAGACGAAGCTGTAGAAAAGGAACTAAAAGAACTAGGCTACCTGATGTACTTCAAGAATCCTTGGGTAGTATGAACGGAAAGCAATACAAAGCTGCACGTAAGCTGGGGTATAGAAGTGGGCTTGAAGTCAGCCTCTCAGAATACTTGATCGAACACAGGGCACCATACTTGTATGAGAAGATCAAGATTGAATGGGAAGACTTGACCTACCGCACCTATACCCCAGACTTTGTATTGTCTAATGGCATCATCATTGAAACAAAAGGATTGTTTACTGCTACAGACAGACGTAAGCATCTTGAAATACAAAAACAACACCCTACATTAGACATACGCTTTGTATTTTATGACAGTAAACGTAAGCTATCAAAGAAATCAAAGACTACGTATGCTGCATGGAGTGACAAGCAAGGCTTCAAACACTATGACAGGATCGTACCACTTGATTGGCTAAAAGAAAAAGGTAAACACGATTACCCAGCTTTGATTACCTTCCCGCAGGACAAATTGAATAGGAGATAGCATGGATGAAATTATTAAAACATTAAAAGACTTCGGAGATAACGATTTCCTAATCAAGATTACACCTAAACTAGACAGCAATAACCAGTGGGAAGGAGAGGTTGAGATTGGTATTGTAACATCACACAATAATAACTTATCGAAGGATGACTTTTCTTCTTTACTGTACCTTTCTACTATGATAAGTTCATCAGTAGCTTTAATGGAAGAAGACGAAAACTTTCGTGATGAACTAGCTGAATACACAGACGAACTTATGGATAGAAACGAAGCTGTAAACGAATCGGCAGAAGAATACGAACAGCTTAGACACAGAGGAAACGTTGTTCACGTAGACTTTAAAAATAAACATTAAGGAGTAGCACACATGGATGCAGTTAATAACCCACCTCACTATAATCAAGCTGGCATTGAATGCATTGATGCTATTCGTGCTGCAACTGGCGATGGGTACGAGTACTACCTACAAGGTAACATCATGAAGTACCTATGGCGTTATAGATACAAGAACGGTGCTGAAGATTTAAAGAAAGCACGTTGGTATCTTGATGCATTGATTGAGGAAACAAACAAAGATGTTAGTTAAAGTAATGCTCGTATTAGACTTAGATGAAGAAGAATACCACGTACCTGTAGACGGTGGGGTTGAAGATGAAATAAAGGAAGCCTTACAGGAATACATCTACGACATAGATGGAATCACAATTAAAAATATTCGTATCGTTACAGAGGAGTAATCATGAATAACTACTTACCCACAGATTACCAATCCTTCATTGCTACTTCACGGTATGCACGATGGATTGAGTCAGAGAACCGCCGTGAGAATTGGCGTGAAACAGTTGAACGATTTATTGCTAACGTAGTGAAGGGCAAAGTTGATGTACGTACAGAGGATGATATCCTATTTGCTATGCTTAACCTAGAGGTTATGCCTTCCATGCGTAGTGTAATGACTGCTGGTCCTGCACTGGCACGTGATAACACTGCAGGATATAACTGTGCATACATGCCAGTGGATGATGTCAAGTCATTCGATGAAGCTATGTTCATCTTGCTATGCGGTACAGGTGTAGGCTTCTCCGTTGAACGTCAGTACATCAACAAGCTACCAGACATACCAGAATTACTATTCGTAAGTGATGATGTGATCACAGTACATGATAGCAAAGAAGGTTGGGCTAAGGCACTACGTAAACTAATTGCCCTACTGTATGCTGGTGAGATACCAACATGGGATGTATCTAAGGTACGTCCTGCAGGAGCTAAGCTAAAAACATTTGGTGGTCGTGCCTCTGGTCCTGCCCCACTCGTTGAGCTATTCAAATACGTGGTGTCTAAGTTCGGTGATGCTAAAGGGCGTAAGCTATCTAGCATTGAAGTACATGACATCATGTGTAAGATCGGTGAGGTAGTAGTGGTCGGTGGTGTACGCCGCAGTGCTATGATCTCTTTGTCCAATTTGTCTGATGATAGGATGCGTAATGCGAAATCTGGTATGTGGTGGGAACACCAAGGTCAACGTGCTTTGGCTAACAATAGTGTGGCTTATACTGAACAGCCTGACATGGAGACTTTCATGCGAGAGTGGCTATCTTTGGTTGAGTCTAAGTCTGGTGAACGTGGGATATTTTCTCGCATTGCATCTCGCAAACAAGCAGCTAAAAATGGTAGACGAAATATTGAACATGAGTTCGGCACCAACCCCTGCAGTGAAATCCTCCTACGCCCTAACCAATTTTGTAATTTATCTGAAGTTGTGGTTAGAGCTACAGATAGCATTGAAGACTTGGAACGCAAGGTACGTTTGGCTACGATCATTGGTACGGTTCAATCGACACTGACTAACTTCCCATACCTACGTAAGATCTGGACTAAGAACACAGAGGAAGAACGTTTGTTAGGTGTTAGCTTGACAGGTATCCTAGATAACAAACTGCTTACTACGGCTAATGCTGGCCTAGAAGCTACACTAGAGAGGTTAAAAAATGTTGCCATTGCTACTAATGCTGAGTGGGCTGAACGCCTTGGTATCCCTGTGTCTACTGCTATTAGTTGTGTTAAACCTTCGGGAACCGTATCTCAGTTGGTTGACTCCGCTAGTGGGATTCATGCTCGTCACTCAGCCTATTATGTTAGGACTGTTCGTGGTGATAACAAAGATCCTCTGACACAGTTCATGAAAGATCAAGGCATTCCATCTGAGCCTTGTGTCATGAAGCCTGATAGCACTACAGTGTTCAGCTTCCCACAGAAGTCACCCGAAGGTGCTATCACACGTAATGATATGTCTGCAATTGAACAGCTTGATTTCATCCTTACCTATCAAAGGCACTGGACAGAGCACAAGGTTAGCTGTACAGTGACAGTCAAGGAGAATGAATGGATGGAAGTGGGAGCCTACGTATACAAACACTTTGACGAGATGTCAGGTGTGTCATTCTTGCCACACTCAGACCACACCTATCAACAGGCACCATACCAAGACTGCACTAGGCATGAGTACGAAATGCTACTGTCTGTGATGCCAGATAAAATTGATTGGGCTAAGCTGTCTGAGTACGAAACTGAAGACACCTCTAAGGGTAGCAGCACCTTCGCTTGTAGTGGTGGTACTTGTGAGATCGTCGACTTAACATAAACATAAACATGGAGATACACATGATTAGAAAAGCTTTTGATAGACAACTATACAACAAACATGACAACCCTGCTAAGCTTGCATTGATTTCTTTACTTGAGGCAGATGGACATGTCATTGAACGAGTGAAGGAAAACTTCTATGCTGACGTAGAGTCAGTCAAAGATGGTGTCACGTACTATAATGAAGCCGAAGTTAAGCTGGCATGGAATGGTGATTGGCCTACTGATTGGGCAGAGATTCGTATTCCAGAACGTAAGACACGACTACTTGCTAAGTACGATGGTAATGTAAACTTCTATGTGTTCCGTAGTGATCTAGGTCAGTGCTGGCACATCAAAGGTGCACAACTAACTGAGCAATCTTTAGCTGTAGCTAAGGGTCGTAACATTGCAAAAGGAGAAAGATTCTTTCACGTACCATACAAAGAGGCGGAGTTGCTCAGTGGTAATTGAACCTAAGAAACGTAGGATTGCAAGTGTCACAGCATCTAAGCAGTACTCAGACTCTGCTGGATCTAAACGCAACACTACGTACAAGAATGCTACAGCTAGGGAGAAGGTAATCCTTATAGGTAAGACACCTAAACAGGATGAGTACATAGCAGCCTTGCACACAGCCTCTCAGGTCATTGTGCTTGGTCCTGCTGGTACTGGCAAGACTTACATAGCAGCTACAGCAGCATGTAATCTGTACCTAACCAAACAGATTGACAAGATCATTGTCACTCGTCCTAACGTAGCTGCAGGTAAGAGTATAGGTTACTTTCCTGGCACACTAGAAGAGAAGATGATGCCTTGGGTAATGCCTGTACTTGAAGTGTTACACTGGCACTTAGGCAAGGGTGCTGTCGATACAGGCATTAAGAATGGTAACATTGAGATTGCACCATTTGAAACTATGAGAGGAAGAAGTTTTACAGATGCCTTTGTAATCTTAGATGAAGCACAGAATGTCACACCTCACGAGATCAAGATGTTCTTGACAAGGGTGGGTGAGAACTGTACTGTTATTCTTAATGGTGACATACAGCAGTCAGATCTATCAGAAACTAGTGGACTATCTAAAGCAATACACATGGCTAAGAAGTACATGCTACCTGTACCTATCATTGAGTTTGGTGTGGAAGACATTGTACGTTCTGATCTATGTAAACAATGGATCGTAGCATTCATGAAAGAGGAGAACACACGATGACACTTAAAGCAAGAACTAGAGAGCAACGGGGCCTTGGAAAATATGATGCCCCACTGAAGGTTCAATTTCAGCAGGGCATTGATTCATTTAAACGTGGTGTAGTTATTAATATCTTTCATAGAGATACTATGCAGTACAGAGAATGGGAGAGGGGCTTTAACAGAGCCTACTTTGACAGACTAGAAAAGGTTAAAGATCGTGAGCAACAAGCTACAAACAGAAGCACAGAGATGGTTGGAGGAGAAGTATAAAGACATGGACTTTAGAACATATCAACGTGTAGCAGAATCAACAGCCATCTATCCTGAGCAACATAAGATCTTGTACCCTGCACTAGGGTTAGCAGGTGAGGCAGGGGAAGTGGCGAACAAGGTAAAGAAACTTATTCGTGATGGCTTTGAAAATGCCCCGAAAGATTGGCGAGAACAGATAGCCAGTGAGATTGGGGATGTGTTGTGGTACTGTGCTGCACTAGCATCAGACCTTAACATAAATCTGTCACAGATAGCTAGTGACAATGAACGAAAGCTTACACGAAGGAAACAAGAAGGTAAGCTGGGTGGTAGTGGTGACGATAGGTAAGGTGAACATTAGGGGTGGCAGAAATGCCACTCCCTTTTATTTAATTCCTTTACCAATTACAACTAGCCTTCTTAGATCTTCAATGTTAGTTGCATCAGGTTCTCTATTTGTTTTCTCAATGAATATTGTGTTAGCCATTGATCGTACATTAGTTGGCAGTGCTCTATAGTCAGTGATTGCTCTAGCTATAGGGCTTGCTTGAGTCAGTTTACCATCAGCAAGTTTAGATCTTACCATAGCCAAACCGTCATCTACTTGTTTCTTAATAAAAGAGTTTACATATTCTTCTTCTGTTTGTGTTTCTTTTATCTTACTAGTGTCAGGTAAGTTAGTATACTTCATACGTAGCTTCTGTTCCCGTTTCTTAGCACCATCTACAATGGCAGGTAAGAACTTACGAAGCATTTCATTTTCAAAGTTACGGACACTTGGTATTTTAGATCTACTTGCTATCTCATATTCTGTGTAGCCTAGATTAGCAATGTACTCACCTTCCTCTGACTCTGTTGTAGTCATGCTAAGACCAAACAATAGCTTAGCAAAGGGTGCTATACGTTTCTTTTCTTCTGTCAGTACATATTGTTTCTCTGGTAGGGCAGCTTCTTCTTCAGCACTTAAGGCAACACCACGTGAACGGAAGGGTTGTGTAAAGGCAGTCTTAAGTGAGCTTCCAAAGTCAAGGTTAGGATCACCTGCAGATTCTTTATACTCAACACCACGGTACCCAATGCCACGTTGAGCATCAATGATCTGACCATAGGGTACTACCCATGTGGATAGGTAGTTACCAAAGGCTTTACCTAAAGTTTTACCAGCAGATTCACCACTAGTTAGATCAACACCTGTAGCTAAGTCAGCTACCTCTTGAACAATGCCTTCGCCTACACCAGTACGAATGTTTGTACCAACGAATGTTTCTGTAAACTCTTTGGCATCGAACCAATCATCAAACGTACCATCAATAATACGTTTAGCAGCTTCTCCCATGAATAGGAACTGACGCATAGGAAACTGTGGTGTCATATCCATAGATGTACCGTCACCAGTATTCATCTTCTTGTAATCTGCTGTAGCATCTTCACTAGTACGATACTGATAGGCAGCACCTACAGCAGCCATACCAAGTATGTTACGTGAGACACGTTGTCTATCTTTTGCAGTAAACACTTGGCCTTTGTAAGCTTTACCCCCTGTTACAAAGTTAGTTACAGCTTTAGTCAAGGGTATAGATGCACCTGCACCATACTGTCCCATTAGTTCCATGCTGTTAAACATGAAGCGAGGGAAGGGCAGTACAACTGTCAAGCCATTACGAGTAATAAAGTTAGATGTTTCTCTAAAGACTTGTGTATCAGGAGCCTTAGCATACGTAATATCAAGGGCTTTCTTAGTACTGTCGGCAATCATATCCATGAATGATCTGCCATCTTTAGGTTTGTATTTAGATGTATCATTAAGGAGATCACGAATCTCTCCCTTCTGTATAACATCAATTAAATCTACATCCCATTCACGTTTGGCTAGTCTTCCTAGCTCACCAAGGAATGCACCACGGCGAACAAGGTGTTCTTGCCAACGGTTAGGAGTATTGAGTAGGTTAGTTACATCTTCACCACGTGATAATATCCAATCTGCTGCACCACCCTTACCCCTGCCTGATGCCTTTTGTATTTCATTAAGGTTATCAAACAAGGAACTTAGTTGATCCATTGTCTCTGGTCTATTGAGG